GATCTATTTTTGCGCGCGCAGGTTAGAGGGGGTGGGGGGTCAAATTCGGAGGTTGATATGGCACGGCCAGGACCAGTGGGGAAGCCCGCAGAGCTGAAGGTGCTCGAAGGCGGGCGAGGCCATCGGCCCATCGATCTGACGTCGATGTTCAGGCCGGAAGTCGGTCTGCCGCCTTGCCCGCGCCACCTGACCAAGGAAGCGCGGAAGGCATGGAAGCGGCTCACGCCCGAGCTGCTGCACTACAACCTGTTGAGCAAGGTGGACGGCGACGCGCTGGCCATGCTGTGCCAGACACTGGGCCGCATCGAGCTGATCGAGACTTCGTTCAACGCCCGCCAGGCGCTGCTGCTGACGCAGGACAAGGACGCTGTCGAGGCGTACCTGGGTTCGACGCCCAACGGCATGCTGGTCCAGCATCCGCTGTACCAGGCGCTGAACCGCGAGATGGACAAGGCGCGCAACCTGCTGGCCGAGTTCGGGCTGACGCCGGCGCAGCGCGCAAGGGTCAGCACCGCGATCCGCGCCCAGCCGGGCCTGTTTGACGCCAACGCATCCGGCGAAGCTGCGAAGCCCGCCAGTCCGGCCAGCGTCGGCTTCTCGTCTTTCGACTGACGTGTCTGCCAGCTACTTCGACCGCGCGGTGGCCTACGCGCGGCGGGTGGTCTCGCTCGCAGAGACCGCCGGCAAGTTTGAACGTCTGGCCTGCGAGCGTTTCCTGCGCGACCTGGAGCGGCAGGGGACGCCGGAGTTTCCGTACATCCTGGACGACGCCAAGCCAACCGCTGGCCGTCGCCCACGCGGCTCACGGGCCGCTGAGTTCCTGGAACTGCTGCCGCACATCAAGGGGCAGTGGGCCAGGCCTGAGTACCGCGATGGGCGTCTGCAATACGCCAAGCTGAAACTGGAAGACTGGCAAGTGTTCATCGTGCTCCAAATCTTCGGCTGGCTGCACATGCACACTGGGCTGCGCCGTTTCCGCCGCGTGTACGAAGAGGTCGCGCGCAAAAACGCCAAGTCGACGCTGGCTGCGGGCCTGCTGCTGTTCTGCCTGGCAGCGGACGCAGAGCCTGGCGCCCAGGTCTTCAGCGCTGCCACCACTGGCGACCAGGCGCGGCTCGTGTTTGACGACGCGCGCCAGATGGCACTGCGTGAGCCTGAGTTCGTGGCCCGCTTCGGCGTGTCGGTGGCCATGCACGACATCACCGTGCCGTCCACTGCCAGCTCGGCGAAGCCGCTCAACGCCGAAGGCAGCACGCTCGATGGCCTGAACATCCATGCGGCCATCGTCGACGAGCTGCACGCCCACAAGACCCGGGCGGTCTATGACGTGCTCGATACCGCGACCGGTGCGCGCACGCAGCCGCTCATCATCATGATCACCACGGCCGGCAGCGACCGCAGCGGGATCTGCTACGAGCAGCGCGACTACACCGTGAAGGTGCTGGAAGGCACGGTGGCCGACGAGAGCTGGTTCGGCATCATCTACACGCTGGACGAAGGGGACTTGTGGCACGACCCCAAGGTCTGGCGCAAGGCCAACCCGAACTACGGCGTCAGCGTCATGGCCGACGACATGGAGGCCGGCCACCGCAAGGCGCTTGCACAGCCGTCTGCACTGGGCAACTTCCTGACGAAGCGGCTCAATATCTGGGTCAATGCAGACAGCGCCTGGATGGACATGCAGGCCTGGGACCGCTGCGCCGACAAGACGCTGACCGTTGAGCGTGTCGCACAGTTTCCATGTGTGCTGGCCCTGGACTTGGCCAGCAAGATCGACGTGGCGGCTGAAGTGCGCGTGTTCCACGATGAAGAGGCGGACCACTACTACCTGATCCCGACCTTCTGGCTGCCGCAGAGCGCCATCGACCAGGCGCGCAATAGCCAGTACGACGGCTGGCGGCGCAGTGGCCACCTGCAGGTGACCGATGGGGAGGTCATTGACTTCGACCAGATCGAAGACCAGATCCGCCGCGACCTGGCACAGCTGCAAGTCAAGGAAATCCCGTTCGACCCTTGGCAGGCCACCCAGTTGGCTGGGCACATGCTGGAAGAAGGCGCGCCCATGGTCGAGTTCCGCCAGACCGTGCAGAACATGTCAGAGCCGATGAAGCAATTCGAGGCCCTGGTGCTGTCAGGGCGCATCACGCACGACGCCAACCCGATGCTGACGTGGATGGTGTCCAACGTGGTGGCGCACCGGGACGTGAAGGACAACGTGTACCCGCGCAAAGAACGCTACGAGAACAAGATCGACGGCGCAGTGGCGGCGATCATGGGCATTGGCCGGGCCATGGTGAAGGCGGGCGATGCCGGGGCTTCGTTCTGGGAAGAGGCGGCATGAGCTGGCTCGACCGCATCTTCGGCCGCAAGGCCACCGAGCTGACCTATGACCAGATCGCCAACCTGATCGACGGCGTGGGCGGCCGCAGCTCCGCCGGCGTCGTGGTCAACGACAAGACTGCCCTGCAGGTCTCCACAGTGTTGGCCTGCGTGCGCGAGATCGCCAACGGCTGCGCCACACCCGACCTGCACGTTTTCCGCGAACTGCCCAGCGGCAAGAGCGAGAAGGCCATCAACATCCCCGAGTACCGGCTGCTCAGTCGTCGCGCCAACGAATGGCAAACCTCGTTTGAATGGCGCCGCATGATGACCATGCACGCCGCGCTGACCGGGGCGGGGCTGTCCATCAAGGTGCGGGGCGACAACCGCCGTGTGCGCGAGCTTATTCCGGTCATGCCGGGCCGCTGGGATGTGCGCAAGATCTCGCGCTACGAGGTGCGCTATCGCTGCTGGGACGAGTTCGGCTTGATCGGCGAATTCGTTCCAGACGACGTCTTTGTGCTGCACGGCCTGCAGTGGGACTGGGTGGGCAGCCTCAATGCTGTCCACTTGGCGCGCACCGCCATCGGCCTGGCCATCGCCACCGAGCTGAGCCAGTCAAAGTTCCACGAGAACGGCATGAAGCCCAGCGGCGCGTACAGCGTGGAAGGCACGCTCAACAAGGAACAGCACGCCCAGCTCACGGCCTGGTTGAAGTCAAAGTACTCGGGCGCCGACAACAGCGGCACGCCGATGGTGCTGGACCGGGCGGCCAAGTGGCTGAACCTGGGCATGACTGGGGTCGATGCGCAGCACGTTGAGACGCGCCGCCTGCAGATCGAGGAGATCTGCCGCGCATATGGCGTCTTCCCGATCATCGTTGGCCACTCCGACAAGGCTGCCACCTTCGCCAGCAGCGAGGCCTTCTTCGCCGCACACCTGAAGCAGACGCTGCGCCCCTGGCACAAGGCCTGGCGCGATCGGCTGGACGAGATGCTGCTCGACGGCGCCGGCCCGCTGTACGTCAAGTTCGACACCCGCTACATGACCGAAGGCGCCATGAAGGACCGCGCTTTGTGGGCCCGCACGATGACCGAAATGGGCATCTACACCCGCAACGAGGTGCGCGACGAAGAAGGCAAGGACCCGCTGGACGGCCTGGACGAACCACTCACCCCGCTCAACATGACCGGCGCCCCCGCCGCAGGAACACCCCATGCGACCGACTCCTAAAACCCTTGAGACCCGGGCTGCGCCTGGTCAGCGCGAAGTGCGCTCGTTTGCGCTGCAGATCAAGGCCACCGGCGAAGACGGCGTCATCGAGGGCTACGGCTCGATGTTCGGCGTCAAGGACAACTACGACGATGTGATCGCACCAGGTGCCTTCGCTGCGTCACTGAAGGCCCACAAAGCTGCCGGCACGATGCCGGCCATGCTGTGGCAACACGATGCGGACGACCCCATCGGCGTGTGGACCGAGATGGTGGAAGACGCCAAGGGGCTGCGCGTGAAGGGCCAGCTCTGCCTGGACACCGCCTGCGGCAAGGAAGCCTACGCGCTGCTGAAGATGGGCGCGCTCAACGGCTTGTCCATCGGCTTTGTGTCCAAGGTGTGGGCCTATGACGAAAGTACAGACGTCCGCACGCTGCAGGAAATCGATCTGTGGGAAGTGTCGCTGGTGACCTTCCCCGCCAACGAGCAGGCCCGGATCACCGGCGTCAAAGCCGCCGACTTCGCGGGCCTGCGCACCATTCGTCAAGCCGAACAGGCCCTGCGGGATGCGGGTTTGTCGGCCGACGCGGCCAAGGCGCTCATCGCCGAGGTCAAACGCATCGCACTGGAGGAGCGGGACGCTCCTGGGGCGGCTGCGGCAATGAAGGCGGCCGACCGGCTGCTCCGTTCCCTCACCACCTGAAAGGTTCACTCCATGAAACTCGCACTCTCGGCCCTCATGGCCCTGCACTTCGCCGCCTTCCAGGCGAAGCTTTCCGATCTTTGCGCCTACGAGAAGCGCGACGATCCCACCATCAAGAGCGTGGCCGAAGCGCTGGACAAGATCGGCACCGCGTTCGACGAGTACAAGAAGACGAACGACCAGCGCCTGGAGGCCATCAAGAAGGGCGCCAGCACGTCCGACTTTGACGCCAAGCTGGCCAAGATGGACGGCGTGCTCGACCAGTTGGCCGAACAGAAGTCGGTGCTGGAAAAGCTGCAGACCCGCCTGGCCCGCCCCGGCACCGGCGGCAATGACCGGCAAGACGGCGAATCCAAGGAATCGGCCGAATACCGCGAGGCCTTCCTCGACTGGATGCGCAGCCCGAAGGACGGCGAACGTGAGCAACGCGTCGCCCAGGCCCGCAAGGCGTTGGAGGCCAAGGCCAAGACCACGCTGGAAGACAAGTCGGCCGACACCCGCGAGCGCCGCGCTGCGCAAGTGGTGACGTCCACCGGCGCGTCCGGCGGCTTCGCACTGCCCGAGCAAATCGAGCGCAGTATTGCCCGCCTGTCGGTGGACATCAGCCCCATCCGCCAGATCGCCACCGTGCGCCTGGTGGGCACCAGCGACTACAAGGAACTTTTCGACGCCAACGGCGCAGGGTTCGAGTGGCTGGGTGAAGCCGACGCCCGCAACCAGACCAACACGCCCGACCTGGCTGAAGTGGCGCCCACCTTCGGCATGGCCAGCGCCAAGCCGCAGGCCAGCGAAGAGTCGCTTGACGATCTGTTCTTTGACGTCGAGAGCTGGCTCACCGCTTCGGCCGCGGAAGCCATCGCCGCCGGTGAAGGCGCTTCGTTCGTCAGCGGCAACGGCACCAAGAAGCCCACCGGCTTCCTGGCCGGCCCGGCGCCTTTGACCACGGTGGACGCGTCGCGCGCCTTCGGCACGCTGCAGTACATCCCTTCGGGCCAGGCGGCGGCCATGCCGTCCACGCCCGATACGTTCTATGACATCGTGTATTCGCTGCGGGCCCGCTACCGTGCCAACGCGCGCTGGGTGACCAGCAAGCTGGTGTTGGCCACCATGCGCAAGTACAAGGAAGCCACCACCAACGCCTACATGTGGGCGCCGGGCCTGTCGGCCGGCCAGCCTGACCAGTTTGCGGGCTACCCGGTGGTGGAAGCCGAAGACATGCCGGCGGTGGGTGCCAACGCGTTCAGCCTGGCCTTCGGTGACTTCCGCGAGGGCTACCTGATCGCCGACCGCGTGGGCATGCGCATCACCCGTGACGAGATCACCACCCCGGGCTTCGTCAAGTTCTACGTGCGCAAGCGCGTGGGCGGCAAGATCCGCAACAGCCAGGCCATCAAGCTGCTGAAGATCTCGGTGGCCTGATCGACCGCCACTGAGCAACGGCCCGGCGTCAAACCCGGGCCGCATTTGCCGTGCCCGAAAACGATGGTGCGACGAGAACGCTGCGCACCAAAGCTCTGAAGGAGGCCTGACATGGCCATCGACATCAAGTACATCGGTACGCAGTCGCGCTGGCCCGAGCTGGCGACCACCGGCAAGCAGTCCATCTGGTTCCCCGGTCAAGAAGAGGAGCGCCCGGACGGCGAGGCGGCGCTGTTGATAGCGACCGGGCTGTTCACGCGATCGGACCAATCGCTCAACGGAGCCGAGTCGGCTGCGGCTCGACTCCTCGCGGCGACGTCCGGAATTCCCTGGGCCTCACGCCCCAGTGCAGCATCCAACTCGGGATCGCTGGCATGGTTTGACCTTGGCGCGGGCCTATCCCCTGTGCTGATGCGCAGCGACGGCAGTTACTGGCGCCTGGTGTCGACCACCGTTCTGATTGACAACAACACCACGGTGGCCGGTATTGCCAGCGTGGCCGAACAAATCATCAAGCAGGTGACGATCCCTGCAGGGCTTCTGATGTCGTTGCGCGGCTTCAGTGTGTCTCACTTGGCCTCAAAAGTTGGCGCAAACGGTGCAGTCACGACGCAGCAATACCGGCTTGGCACTGCGGGTACAACCGCCGACGCCTCCATCCATTCCACCGGGGCTTGGTCTTCAGCGACATCTCTTATCACTAGCGGCGGCAGATTGCTGCGTGCAACGTCGGCCACGAACTTGCGGGTATACGCCGCCTCCGTGAATACGCCGCTTGAAGCGGTCGGCCAAGCAACACCCGCGTGGCCCGTTGACTTGGCGATTTCCAACTCAGATTCCAGCGATCTGATTCTGAGTTTGACAGTCACTGCCGCCTCCGCTTTGGACACTCCCAGCGGCCAGCGGCTCACACTGATTGGGTGGTAACGATGCGAACCTACACACGATTGGTCGATGTTCCTGCGTCGGCAGTGCTGGCTCAAATGCAGCCAGACGGCACCGTTCTGGCATATTTCGACGGTGACGAATTGCCGCCGCAACCGCCGCAAGCACCGCCAGCGCCCACGCGCTATGTGACGGTGCAGGAATACCGGCAGCGTTTCACCCAGCCTGAGCTGCTGGCCCTGCTGGCCAGCGCCGATGCCGGGGTCAAGCTGTTGGTGCTCAAGGTCAGCACCGCGCCGCCTGAAGGCATTGACCTGCTGTCGCAGACCGTGTCGCAAGGGCTGGCGTATCTCGTCGCGCAAGGGATTCTGGCGGCCGACCGGCCCGCACAGATTGTCGCGTAATCGAACCTCTGTCGAAACGCACTTGCCATGCCTGACAGCCTTGACCTGATCACCGGCCCGAGTGTCGAGCCCGTCTCGCTGGCCGATGCCAAGGTGCAATGCCGCGTGGAGCACGACGCCGAAGACACGCTCATCGGTGCGCTCATCGTGGCCGCCCGTCGCATGGCCGAACACCAGACCCAGCGCGCGCTGATCACCCAGACCTGGGAACTTACGCTCGACGCATTCCCAGACGCTGAAATCCGCCTGGACAAGCCCAAGGTCCTGAGCATCGTGTCCGTGAAGTACCTGGACGCGGCAGGCGTCTTGCAGACGCTGGACCCGGCCGCCTATGCGCTGGACGCCACCACCAAGCCCGGGTTCGTGATTCCCGCCAGCAGCTGGCCCAGCACGTATGCCGGCGCCAATGCCGTGCGCGTGCGCTTCACGGCCGGCTACGGCCCGGCTGCCAGCGACGTGCCCGCCGACGTGGTGGCCTGGATCCAGATGCAGATCGCCACGCTGTACCGCAACCGCGAGGCCTTTGCCGTCGGCTATTCGGTGACGGACCTGCCCAACCGCTTTGTGGATGGGCTGCTGGATGCGGAAAGGGTCTACCTGTGAACCTGTCGGCCGGCCGCATGGACCAGCGCGTGACCCTGCGCGCACCCAGCACCTCTGAAGACGCGCTGGGCCAGCGCGTGGCCGGCTGGACAGACGTCTGCACCGTCTGGGCCCAGGCGCAACCCTTGCGCGGCCGCGAGTTCCTGGCCGCCGGCGCGTCACAAAGCGAGGCCACGGTGCGCTTCCGCCTGCGGTATCGGGCCGGCGTCACCGGTGCCATGCAGGTGGTGTGGGGCGGCGTGGTCCATGCCATCGTGGGTGAGCCGATCAACGTCGACGGCGGCAAGCACACGCTTGAGCTGATGTGCAGTGCTGGGGTGTCACTGTGAGTAGCTTCATCGTCACCACCGACCTCAGCGGCCTGCGCAAGCGCTTGGGCGCGGTGGTGGCCCACTGCGAAGACGCGGCCCGCCCGGCGGCGCAGGCCGGCGCCCAGGTGTTCTATGACCGCGTGCGTGAGCTGGTGCCCACCAGCCTCAAGGGCCACTGGTTCCACGGCACCAGCTTCAAGCTGGACGGCACCAAGTACTGGTTCGAGGCCGGCGCGCTCAAGGCGTCCATTTATCAGGTCTACAGCAAGGACCACAGCGGCCAGGGCTACGCCACCTACCACGTGGCGTGGAACCACCAGGAAGTGCCGTACGGCTTCATGGTCGAGTTCGGCACGTCCCGGGCGCCGGCGCATCCATTCCTGCGGCCCGCGCGGACATCGGCAAAGAAGGCGCGTGATGCCATGCGGGACCGCTACCTGGCCGAGCTGCAATCACGCGGGGTGTTGACGTGACCATCGAAGCCAGCCTCACCACCGCGCTGCGCGTCCTGTGCCCGCGCGTGGCACCTGACGTGGCCGAGCTGGGCACGGCGCTGCCCTACGTCACGTACCAGGGCATCGGCGGCCGGCCACTGCGCTGGCTTGACAAGACGGCAGCCGACAAGCGCCACACGCAGATGCAGATCAACGTGTGGGCCGCTTCGCGCGCAGATTCCCTGGCGCTGATCCGGTCGATTGAAGACGCGCTGTGTGCGTCCACCGTGTTCAGTGCCACGCCCATCAGCGAGCCCCTGAACGTGACCGAAGAAGCCACGCCCGACCAGGTGCGGCTGTACGGCTGCATTCAGGATTTCAACATTTACAGCCTGCGCTGACACACCAGCGCAAGCACCACACAAGCCGCCAAGGGGCAACCCGAGGCGGCTTTTTCTTGCCCGACGCGGGCGCCACTCGCCGCCACCAGGCGGTTCTTCCAGCCACTGAAAGGTACCTCTCCATGAAAGCTTCGCTCCGTTCCCTGGCGCTGGCGGCGTTCGCGCTCGTCCTGTCGCTGCTGTCGCCGCTGTTCCACGCGCTCACCGTGTACATGGGCCGCAGCGGCCTCATGCGCACCGCCTACGCCTTCCCTGAAGGTGCCAAGTTCTACTTCGCCAACACCTTTGCCAGCGCCAAAACGCTGTCGGCCATGAGCAATGCCAACCCGACGGTGGCCAACTCGGTAGCCCACGGCTACGTGGACAACGACGAGCTGCTGCTCACCAGCGGCTGGGAAGACGCCACCGACACCGTGTGGAAAGCCGACCAGCTCACCGCCGACACCTTCAGCCTGCTGGGGCTGGACACCAGCGACACCAGCTTCTACTCGGTCGGCGGTGGTGCCAGCAGCACCACGCAGAAGATCAGCGGCTGGACCGAGATCCCGCAGGTGCTGACCATCGCCAGCAACGGTGGTGATCCGCGCTACACCACCATCAACCCGCTGGCCAGGCGGAACTCGATCAATGTGCCGACGGGCTTCAATCCCACGTCCATCACGCTGACGATGGGCCACGATGCGGCCAATGCCGTGTACCAGACCATGCTGGGCATCAGCCGCAAGCTCAGCAAGGTGGCTTTCAAGATGCAGCTCAGCGGCGGCGCGCTGACCTACGGCTACGGCTACATGGCCACCAGCGAAATGCCCAGCATGAACGCCAACCAGGCCAACACCGTGACCTGCGCGCTCACCCTGCTCGGCCGCTCCATCAGCTACGCCAGCTGATCCACAGGCCCCGCCGCATGGCGGGGCTACCCCCTGCACCGACCCGGCTGGTTTCTTCTCTTCGCGGGGAAGGGCCAGTCGGGCACGGGCTTTTCAACTCCCCGCGAAGGAACACTCACATGGCCAAGATCACCCTGGGCACCCGCCCCAAGACGTTCAAGCGCAAGCTCACCGTGGCCCTGCCCGAAGACGAGCAAGGCACCATCGAGCTGCTGTACGTGTACCGCACGCGCGCTGAGTTCGGCGCCTTTGTGGACGGCCTGCTGCAGGCCGCCAAGGTGCCGCTGGCCAGCACGTCTGACGAAGACGTGGCCTTCAGCCTGCAGGCCGCGCTGGAAAAGACGCGCGACACCAACGCCGACTACATCCTGCAGATCGTGGCCGGCTGGAACTTGCCTGACGACTTCAGCCGTCCGGCCGTGGTGCAACTGTGTGACGAGCTGCCCGGCGTGGCGCTGGCCATCATCAACGACTACCGCGCCGCCGTCACCGAAGGCCGCCTGGGAAACTGACCGGGGCCGCCCGTGCGAGCTACACCCGGCCCGCGAGCGGCCCGCCCAACGGCTTCAACCTGGGGCACGTCTACGCCAACCAAGAGGTTGAGGTCTGGCCCGAAAACTGGCCGGCCTGGGTGCTGTTTTGCGAGATGAGCGGCCAGTGGCGCACCGGCTTTGCCGGCCCCACGGCGCTGGACTACACGCCCCTGTTCATGCGCATGGCGCGCATGGGCCTGACTGAAGAGCAGTGGGCCGACATGTTTGCAGACGTCCGCACGCTTGAAGCCGCCGCGCTGACGGCCATGGCTGAATCCAACTGAGCACCATGAACACGCCCACCAACAACCCGAACGACGTGCAACTTGGCGTCGGCATGGACGCCACCGGCGTCAACCGCGCCGCCGACGCCATTGAAGGCCGCGTGGAGAGCATGGCGGGCAAGGTGGCCCAAAGTGCGCAGAAGGCGGGCAAGGGCGTCGAGTCCATCGGCGCCGGCGGTGGCAAGGCGGCCACTGACCTGGAGCGTGCCACCCGCAGCATCATTGGCAGCATCGAGCGCACCACCGCCACCATGCAGGCGGGCGAGCGTGGCACGGCTGCCTACTTCGAGGTGCTGGGCCAGCAGCGCGGCATCAGCGCCGAAGTGCTCAAGCCCTACCTGGAGCAACTGCGCCAGGTCGAGGCCGTGCAGCGCGCCGCCAGCGGCTCGATGGACAAGATGGGCGTGTCGGCCAAGCAAACCGCCGCCGCCATGCGCGGCGTGCCAGCCCAGTTCACCGACATCATCACGTCGTTGCAGGGCGGCCAGGCGCCGCTTACCGTGCTGCTGCAGCAGGGCGGCCAGCTCAAGGACATGTTCGGCGGCATCGGCAACGCGGCGCGTTCGCTGGGCGGCTACTTGCTGGGCCTGGTCAACCCGTACACCGTGGCGGCGGCGGCGGCCGTCGGCCTGGCGCTGGCCTACAAAGCTGGCGCGGGTGAAGCGCAGGCTTATCAGTCCACCCTCATCCTCAGCGGCCAGGCGGCCGGCGTCACGGCAAGCCAGCTCAGTACCATGGCAGCGGCGGTGCGGTCCATCGGCGCCGGCTCGCAGGGGCGGGCAGCTGAAGTGCTCAACCAGCTGGCCGGCCTTGGTGGCGTGGGTGTTGCAAACCTGGAACGCTTCACCGCCGCTGCGCTGCGCCTTGAAAGCGTAGGCGGCCCGGCTGCCGAAGAAACGGCCAAGGCCTTTGCGGCACTGGCCAAAGACCCGCTGGCGGCTGCGCTGAAGCTCAACGAAGGCACCAACTTCCTCACCCGTTCGGTGTACGAGCAGATCAAGGCGCTGGAAGATCAGGGCCACCACACCGAAGCCGCCCGTCTGGCCCAAGAGAGCTACGCCGACGCGGTGGAAAGCCGCACTCCCGACCTGCTGAAGAACCTGGGTTCCATCGAGCGTGGCTGGCTTTCCATCAAGAAGGCCGGCAAGGAAGCGCTTGACAGCATCCTGGACATTGGTCGCGACGGCGGCACGGTAGGCGCGTTGCGCGAAGCGGAAGGCCGCATCGGCCCTGGGCGCCGGCGCACATACGTCGGCGAAATGGAAAATATTGCGGCCTTGGAACAGGGCGCAAAGTATGAAGCGCTCAGCGCCGCCTACACCGCCGAACAAGCCCGCCAGGTCAAGCTGCTGGCCGACTACCGCAAAGACGAACTGCAGTACTTGCCCAAGATCCAGCAGTACCAGGCGGCGGTGCTCAAGACCGTGAATGAAGGCGTTGCCGCTGGTGAGCGGGCTGAGGCCATCCAGTTGCGCGTGGCCGCGCTCAAAGAGAAGTACCTCAGCGGACCCAAGCCCGGAAAGTCGGAAGCGCAGAAGGCGTTGGAAGCCGAGGCCAAAGCGCACGCCAAAGCGGTGGCTGATGCAGCTGCTGAGTATGAAAAATACCTTGGCACGCTGGACCGGCAAACCGAGTCGCAAGAAAAAGCCACGCAGGCGCTGCGAGATGAGCTGATTGCCATGACGGCGGGCAAAGAAGTTCTGGCCGAAATCATCATGGCGCGCGAAGCGATCAACCTGGCCAAGGCTGATGAACGTGTGCTTGGCGCTGCCAGCACCGAAGAGTATGTGCGCTTGGTGGCCATCGCCAACACGCTGCGAGAGCAACTCGCGCTGCGCAGAGGCATTGCCGCAGCCATGGCCAGCAAGGAGTCCGTAGCTGCTGCCGAGAAGGCCGCCAAGGAACTGACTGACGCCAGCGCCAAGGCCGCCAAGGACGCTGCACGCGAGTGGGAGCGTGCCGCTCAGCAGATCGAGCAAACCTTGACCGATGCGCTGATGCGCGGCTTCGAGAGCGGCAAGAGCTTCGGGCAGAACATGCGCGACACCATCGTCAACCTGTTCAAGACCATGGTGCTGCGGCCCGTGGTGCAGATGGTGGTGTCGCCGGTGGCCAGCGCCTTGACCAGCTACCTGGGCTACGGGCAGCCGGCGGGCGTAAGTGGCGGTGGTGCCGGCGGGTCCCCATTCAGCACTGCGGCCGGGCTGGGAGCCATGGGCGCCTTCGGCTCGTTTGGCACGGCGTTCGGCATGGGCTCAAGCCTTACCGCCGCAGGCAGCATCGGCACCGCGCTCAGCGCGTCGGGCACCATGATCGGCGCCGGCAATTACGCCGCCGGCTTTGGCATGGGCGCCGGCGCTCTGGCAGGCCCGGCCGCCCTGGCAGCCATGTACACCCAGCAGGCGTCAGCAGCGTATGACCAGGGCTTCAGGCGCGGCCAGGCGCGGCAAGCCGTCAACCCGGTGAGCGGTGCGCTGCTGGGCGGTGGCTTCGGGCTGTACGCCGGGCTGACTGCCGACGTGGCCACGGGCCTGTCCAAGCTGGGCCTGAGCAACAAGTGGGCCGACATCCTGTCTGGCGCTACCGTGGTGGCCAAGCTGTTTGGCCGCGCCGCGCCGCGTGTCACCGAAACCGGCGTCATGGGCACCATCGGTGGCGATGGCGACTTCACCGGCAAGGCCTACGCCAACATCATTGAAAAAGGCGGCGTCCTCCGCAGCGACAAGAAGTACAGCCGGACTAGCGCGCTTGGCGAAGACATGGCGCGTTACCTGGACGATGCGTCGGCATCCGTCTTCGACAAGGCCAAGAGCTACGGCCAGGTGCTGGGCCTGCCGGCGCAAACGCTGGGCGACATCACCAAAGCCATCAAGATCAAGCTGGGCAATGACGCCGAGGCCAACAAGACGGCCATCCTGGAAGCCATGGCCAGCTACGGCGATGCCCTGGTAGCCGGTTGGGCCGAGGCGCTGAAGCCGCTGTCCATCTACGGCGAGACCACGGCCCAGACCGTGGAACGGGTGGCCGGCTCGCTGTCTACCGTGAACGACGTGCTCAAGCAGCTGGGCCTCACCCTGCTGGGCACCAGCGTGGCCGGCGCTGGCTCTGCGGTGGCCCTGGCCGAAGCATTCGGCGGGCTTGAGGTGCTGCAGCAGGCGTCGGCCAGCTACTACGAAAAGTTCTACTCCGACGCCGAGCGCACGGCCGCCCAAACTGCCATGGTGGGCCAGGCGCTGGGCGATCTGGGCCTGGCCATGCCAGGCACGCGCGACCAGTTCCGCGCCCTGGTGGAAGCCGCAGACCTGACCACCGAGGCCGGCCGCACCCAGTACGCCACGCTGCTGGGCGTGGCCGACGCGTTTGCGCAGATCACCGACTCGGGCAAAGACCTGGTGGCCGCCGGCAAGGGCGTGGCCGACTACATCGCCGAGCTGCGGGGTGCCGCCACCGGGGGCAACACCCTGCTGTCGGCCCGCAGCGTGTACCAGGCCGACCTGGCCAGCGCCCGCAATGGCGACGTGGCCGCCACCGGCCGCATCGTGGGTGACGCCAAGGCCCTGGTCGACGCCGTGCGCGCCGCGGCCGCCGACCCGGTGGCACTGGCCCGCGAAACGTCCCGCATCGCGGCCGAGCTGCAAAGCCTGCCCGCCACGCTGACGTGGATGGGCCAGTTGCAGACGCCTGCACCGGCCAGCCCGGCCGCCCCCGCAGCCCAGCCCACCGAGGTGCGCAGCATCATGCCAGTCACCACATTCGCCAGCACCACGGCGGCGTCCAGCGCCGACCATGAAAAGCTCGTCGACCTGGGCGAGTCCCTGCAAAGCGGCATCGAGGCCGTGGCGCTGAACACGTCAAAAACGGTCAAGATCCTGGACCGCATGGCTGAAAACGGCCAGACCGTGGGGTGGGTGGCATGAAGGTCATTCGCCCCGTCACCATCGTGGACAGCATGGTGTCCGCCAGCTCGGCGGCAGAGCCGGGCCCGGGCGAAACTGCCTGGTCTGGCGCCACCGTGTACGCGGTGGGGCAGCAGGCGGTGCGCACGGCCACGCACCGCACCTATGAGCGCCTGGTGGCCGGCGCCACGGCCACCGCGCCCGAGTCCGACCCGGTCAACTGGCTGGACGTGGGCCCCACCAACCGCTGGGCCATGTTTGACAGCCAGGTCAGCACCGCCACGCTGAACACGGGCGACCTGGCCGTGACCCTGGCGCCCGGCGGCGTCAGCGCCGTGGCCGTGCTGGACGCGGTGGGTGCCGAGGTGAACGTGCTCATGACCGACGGGGTCAGCGGCCCCACCGTGTATGACCGCACCATGTCGCTGGACGATGCCGTCATCACCGACTGGTACGAGTACCTGTGGGAGCCCTTTGGCCAGCGTGCCGAGGCCATCTTCACCGACCTGCCCACGTATGCCAACTGCCGCATCATCGTCACCATCACCGGCAGCGCGGTGCAGTGCGGCACGCTGATCGTGGGCACGCCGTACACCTTCGGTGAGGTCGAGGCGAGCCCCAAGATTGGCATCACCGACTACAGCACCAAGGACACCGACGACTTCGGTGTCACCACCTTTGTGCAGCGCGCGTTCAGCAAGCGCCTGGAGTGCGTCATGGTGCTGCAGCGGTCCACCTTTGCCGCCGCATTCAAGGTGCTGTCTGCCCTGCGGGCCACGCCCTGCGTGTGGGTCACCAGCGAAGACCCCGACATGTCGCCGCTCATCGTCTACGGGTTCTACCGGGACTTTTCCATTGTCGTTGCCTACAAGACGCACATGGTGTGCGCGCTTGAGATCGAAGGACTCATCTGATGGCTCTCACCCCACTGCCCACCCCGCCCAGCCGGGCTGACAGCGCCAACTTCAGCACTCGCGCCGACGCCTTCTTTGCCGCGCTGCCGCTGTTCCAGACAGAATTCAACGCGGCCATCAACACCACCACGGTGGGCGACGTCACCATCACCGGCGACACGCAGCTTGGCAGCTCGGCCGGAAAGACGGTGCGCGTGCAGGCGGGCACCGTGTCGCTGCCGGTCATCACGCCCGTGGGCGACACCGACACGGGGGTGTACTACCCGGCCGCAAACACCATTGCCTACGCGGCCGGCGGCGTCAACCAGATGACCATCAGCACGTCAGGCGTGGCCCTGACGCTGGGCGCCACGGTGGACGGCAACGCCATCGGGTATCGCGGCCTGCCGCAAAACGCAAAGACCGCCAGCTACGAGCTGGTGCTCACCGACCGTGGCAAGCACATCAGCATCACGACTGGCGGCGTCACCGTGCCTGCTGGAATATTTAGTCCCACAAGCGGCGACACGGTGGTCATCTTCAACGCCAGCGCCACGCCGCAGACCATCACGCAGGGCTCCGGCGCCACGCTGCGCCAGGCTGGCACCACGAACACCGGCAATCGCACGCTGGCGGCGTGGGGCCTGTGCACGGTGCTGTGTGTGGACACCAACGTGTTTGCGGTCACGGGGAACATCACATGAGTGGTGCGCTGGCTTTGTTTGCGAGCGCTGCTGCTGGGGCGGCCAACAGCGCCTGGACCTTGCACCTCGAAGACATATCCATTTCCACGCCCGTCGTGCGCACGGTGTCTTTCACCTTGCAGACGGACGGGGCGGCCACTTGTGTGGGCGCTGGCAGTGCGCCGGACTGGTATGTGCCTATCGTGGCCGGCATTGGTAGCGGCTGGAGTGCCAGGGTTTCACTTTCAGATTCTGTTGAAACCTCTACGGGCGGCTCGGCGCTTGCTACGTGGCATGGAATTGGTTCTGCAAGGACATTCAGCTTCTCGAATGACTCAAGCGGTGTAGAGGGTTATGGCACGGCAACTGTTGAGTTTTCTCCTGATGCAGGTTTCTCGGTGGCAGCTACCTCCATCATGACCTGGAATGTTGGGTACAGGGTATGAAGACATTCAGCGGTAATCGATCGCCAAGCCTGGCAGACCTGGATGACAATTTCTCGGAAATTGCAGAACTGGCACAACTTGCCGGGTCATCCGGTCCAAGAAGCTTTGGCGCAAAGTGCGACCTGGTCCCGCTCATGAACGCCACCATTGCGGCTGGCAGCAACGTATTCAATTCAACCGACGCATCCTTCACAGGAGACGACGTTGGAAAGCACTTCGCGCTGACCGGAGCGGGCCCAGCCATTGGAACGTCCGTGACTCCAGATGCCGTGACTCTGTACGGCCCATTGGTCACCACTATTACCGGGGTTATATCTTCTACACAAATAACGCTCGCAGATGCAGCGCATCGAGATATTGTCTCCGGAATTGGTGTCCAGTACGTTCTATATGGATATGCAACCGCAGAAGCCGGAGCGAAAGCGTTTTACGGGTCCGACGATACAGCGGCTTTGCAAGCTTATGTAGATGCTGCGCACCCAACAGATGGAGTCGTGAGAATACCGAACCCTGGTTGCATGGTACTAGGGACAATCTACTGCCAACGATCAAGGGACATGGGCGGCAATGGTTTGATATGGAAACGACTTGAGTTTCGTGGAGTTGGCCCTACTGGGCAGAGCACTCTGTCTGGTATCGCCAATAGCGCGGACAGCAATCTATTTAAGCCGACGCCTGGCCCAATATTGGCGGTAAACCTTGATTCATCCGGCGCCGGCATGACGTCCACGGGCCCAACACCCACGCACCAGTTCTACAACTTCAACGTGACCGGCATTGCATTCAATGGAATGCCAGGTGTGCTTACACAAGGGATGAAGCTGCACCGCACAAGAGCAAATGTCGAACACAGCACATTCAATAATCTTGCGTGTGGTTGGGATGGAATGGACCCAGACACAAACGGTTCACCGAACTATTGCGACCAATGGTCTGTGCGAAGAGTCAAATTCAACAATTGCGCATCTCTTTTTAGGCAGTATGGTACAGACGCTTGCGAGTGGGTAAGCCTATTGGCCGAGAGTCACTATCCAACTGTGACAACGGCAATAGATATATTTGGAGGTAGAGCTTGGGAGATAAAGACTCCTTTGATAAACAGCCTTCCAGCATCCGCAACACTAGGGTCATTCAATCACAGCAAGGAGGGAAGGGTTACATCCGGGCATTTTGAACACATAAACGGAACAGCGTTCAAGATCACAGGTGCCAACTCAAACTGTTGGGTTGACATTATCGGATGTGATTTCTACGTGCCATTTTCTGCGTCAACACCGCTTACGAAAAACACTATTGAATATGAGTCTGCTGGCGGCACAGTGGAGCGCTGTGGATTCTCATTCGATAGGTTGGTGGGGTACGACATAAATTTCAGATCAGGTAGACACCAGTCGCACAAGAACAATTCATTCTACAAGGCAGACAACATAACCTGGAGAAGGTCGTATATTGACATGCAAGTCGGCGCGGGGTGGAACGCTGGTGTGCCGAATAGCCTTGGTACTTCATTCAACCAGCCATACTTTGTTGAGATAGTTTGGACAGGTACACAGTTCGACATAAGAAACGTTAACGGGTCGTCCGTGCTTTATGCACTTATGAGCGGAGCGCCGCCGCTAAGTGGGTCTGGCAATTTGGTTTTGGATGGTCCTAGATTATTCCCTCGTGCTGTAATGGCAATTCCTGTTCAAAAGGATGGGAAATATCTTCCTGTTTTGGTCGGAATATACATTCTACAGATAGCGTTCTATAACTCATCTGGCACAAAAGTATTGACGCCAGATGCAAACATGAACTGCTACTTGCTCATAAGTTGACAGATTTCCCGCGAAAGCCGCCACCATATGAATGGACCCACCCCATGACACCTGACATCCCCCCCGACCTGGCGCGGCACGCCGCTGGGCCCGCAGGCGCGCTGACTGCCATGCTGTTCATGCGCGGCACGCCGCTGGGCCAACGTCTAGCCCTGGCCGCTGCCGGCGGCGTGGCGGCCTTCTACGGCGGGCCGGTCCTTGTGGGCCTTGTCGTCACCGTGCGCGGCTTCTGATATGTCCCGACCGCCCACATTCAGCCGCCTTGGAGAGCAAGCCACGCCCGACGTGACGCACACAACGGACTTTGACATGGCGGCCGAAGTGCTGGCGCGTGAGCATGAAGCGCTGGCCAACATGCAAGGCTCAGAAAGCCGGCGCGTGGATCGCCTGGTGGACGATGTAGGGACCATCAAGGGCAACGTGCAAAGCCTTCAAGGCGACATGAGCCGGGTGGTTTCCGGTGTCGAGCAGCTTGCCAAGAGCATGGTTGACATGAACCGGCACACGATCATGCTGGAAAACCACGCGCTTGAGACGGCAAGGCTGCGCACCGGGTTCGAGAACCACGAATCGCGCCTGCAAGAAGTCGAGCGCGCCATGCCTGAGCGGCTTGGCGCGCGGCTGTACGAGGTGGAAACCGTGATACCGCCGCTGGTTGAAACCAGACTATGGGCCGTGCGCGGGATTCTCGGCCTTGTGGGTGTTGTCGGCCTGGCGCTTCTGGCGCTGGTCCTGAAGAGCTCGCCGTGAACTTCAACACCGCAGGCGGCCGGCGCTACGTGCTTGTCTGGGCTGTCTACGTGGGGTCTTCGATCCTGCTGTGGTTTGGCAAGTTGGACAGCGCGAACTACGCATTGCTCATGGTGGCAACGGTAGCCGCCTACATCACTGGCAACGTGTGGCAGCGGAAAGTTGAGGCACCGAAGTGACGCCAAGTACACTGAAACAAGCCATCGGATGCAGCGCGCAACGTGCCGATATTTGGGCGCCATTCCTGACTGAAGCGATGGGCATGTTCGCCATTGACACGCCTGCACGGCAAGCCGCATTCCTGGCGCAGATCGGGCACGAGTCCGGGCAACTGGCGCACGTCAGGGAGATATGGGGGCCGCTGCCGTCACAACTCCGCTACGAAGGCCGCGCCGATCTTGGCAACACGCAGAAGGGCGACGGCCTGCGCTACCGGGGGCGAGGACTGATACAGACCACCGGCCGGGCGAACTACCGATGTGTCTTCGACTGGCGGCGCGTCTGGAATGCCTGCATCGCGTTCTGTCTGCGCGCGTGCTTCAGCGTTGCGCCAGCGTGACTTGGCTGCGTTGACGTGGCGTTGGGATTTGTGGCGTTGCATGGTGAAAAATCTGTGGAGTTCGCCTAACGCACGTTAGGGCGCTTCAGCCCACCCACCGCCATTTGCCGCCCACGAGGTCATCGCCTACGGGTTCAGCAGTGCGGCCGGGCCGGCTGTGCCACATCGCGGCGCTTCCGCCCGCGTCCTC